GGTTGTTCATGTCTTGCTCCAACAGCGGTCTTGCCATGCGCACATCCGGCATTCGAAGTGGGTCTGGTCATTGACGGCGCGCGGCAGGAGTTCGCCTGCATCGGTTGCCGTGATGACCTTCACCGCCCGATCCGACATGCGCTGGGCCAGCGCCGCATCAAAGGGAACGAGCTCGGTGTAGATCTCCATCGTGTCGGCGTTGATCGCCGTGAAGATCGCCGGGTGCTCGGTGAGTTCGAGATAGGCTTGGTAGATCGCCACTTGCGCGGCGTAGATGGGCTTAGCGACGGCGAGACTGTTCTTCTCCAACTCGCGCCAGGATTTGTTGCCGAGGCACTTGCATTCCCAGAGCGCGGGATAGGCGAAGCCCTCCGGGCCGCCGACGATGACGCCGTCGATGTGACCCTGGAGTCGTCCGCCTGCGGCCGAGAAGCCGAACTGTTTGCCGTCGGCCTTGCGCGTGCGCAGGTCGAAACCGGCGTCCCGCAGCCACGCGACCATGCAGTCCTCCATGACGTGGCCACGCTCGAAAATGCGCAGCATCCGCCCGGGGATATCACGCCCGTGGTCGACGGGTGCCTTGGCGTACTCGAACTGCAGCGCACGCTCGCAGGCCACACCGAGACGCGAGGCTCCGAGGTACTGGCGTTCGGACTGGCGGGCGCGTGACTGCAGCATCCCGGCGTCGACCAGGGCGGTGATCCGGCCGGAGATGCTCGATGATGAGTTGAAGTCCATCATGGCTTCCCTCCCTGCGGTTCTTCCCACGGCAGGTCATCCTTCAAGTCGGCAAACGGATCGCGGACAACCTCGGCTGGCGACACGCCGCGCAGCGGCGGCGTGCTTACCCGTGCGTGATGCTCAGTCAGCGCCTCCGTGTAACGCGTGACGATGGCATCGATCACCGTCATCGCCTCCGCTTCCGAATACGCCCCGAGCGGTTTATCGAAGCCAATCTGCCCAGCCGCCTCACCGAAGGCCTTCAGGCAATCGCGCATCGCCGCGATTTCGATCTCGCTCGCATCAACCATGAGCGTCTCCCCGCGTTCCTCGGTCGCCAGTCGCCGCCCGTAGAGCGTGTGAAAGATGTCCTGGCAGCGACGGCTGCAGAACACCCAGTCGAGGGGATAGCGCCGGGGGTCGGCGATCTTGAAGCGGCCGTCCGAATGGCCGAACCCCCGCGCCTGCCGTTTGCAGACCCAGCATTTGCCGCTCATGCATGGCAGCCTCCCGGCTGCGCGCCCTGCCGGGGACGAACGGCGTGCCCTGCACAGCAGGCATCGAGCTCGACGTAGTCGTTGCGGATGGCGGTCGTGCCGATACGCACACCCTTCGGATGGCGGCAGCGGGCGATGCGCAGCCCACCGATGTCGCTGGCGCTTGCCCGGTCGAGATGGCGGCAATTGCCGCAGCGTTTCCCTTTCATGCCCGCGCTCCTTACTGCGCCCAGGCGGGCTTGCCGGGGACGGCCGGACGCTGCGTGGCCGCCTGTTGTGGTGCCGTCGGTGCGGGTGCTCCAGTACTGCCGCCGGCAGCCGGCGCCTTGGAGGCCACACCCATCAGGGACGCGTAGTCCTTGTGGTCGGGCTCGACGGCAAGTTTCACCACGTTACGGTTCTCGCCCTTGGCATCCTTCTCGACGTCGACGCGGGCCAGGAACTCGATGCCGTCAAGTTCATGGAAACCTTCGATGCGACGGCGAGATGTCGCGTAAGTCGTGTTGTCCTGGGGGTGGACGTTACGGGCGGAATTGAGGATGCCCCGGATCATGCTGCGCCCCATCTGGCCCCAGGTCGGGCCTTTGGAGGAGTGCAGGCCAATGTTCGACCACATCTTGCGGCGGGCGTAGGCTCCCTCTAGCACGACGAACTCGCAGGCAAGGTAGACGCTGCCGGTGTCGAAGCTCTCGGTGGCATAGCCCCCGGTCCATCCTTGGGCGGGGTCGTCATGGCCGCCCGGCTTGATGGTCATGCGCACTTTGACGGTGGTGCCCTTCGGGATGAGATCGAAGCCCTGCTGTTGTTCGGCGTCGTTGAAATCGGTCCAGGTGTTCATTGCATGTCCTTTCAGTGATGGATGGCGGCGTTGTCGCCAGCGCATTTGCGAATGAGCTTCAAAAGGTTCGGCTCCTCGACGAGGTCGAGTCGGCCGGAGCGGTCTTTGGCGGGATAGCCCCAGGGATTGAGCGTCTGGCAGACGAAGGCGCGGTAAAGCTCTCCCTCGTCGGTCTTGAGTTCGGCCAGCGTCACGACCTCATCGACGATGCCGGGCAGTTCCAGCGCGGTCTTCGAGCCCTCGATCTGCGGCACGAAGACCCTGCGGTTGAAATCGTCCAGGCGCTCGTCGAGGATGGCGACGAAGATGACGTTCTTGTCCCGCGCGTGCTGCAGATGGGTCAGTGCGGCGATCATCTCGGTGCCGAGCAGCCCGTAGGCGCCCCGGGTGTCGGGCTTGCCGGTACGGTCGGAGAACGCCTGCGGCTGCGCCTTGGCCCAGGTCAGGCATAGGCGCGAGAGCACGGTGATCGAGTCGACGAAGTAGGTGTCGTACTTCGCCAGCCGGGCTGGGTCGCCGTAGCCTTCGCAGACGTGCCGGTAATGCGCATCGGAAAATGGCGCATCAGGCGGCAACGCCGGGTTCGGGCCAGCGAGGAACACGACGAGGTCACGAAATTCAGGCCAGGTGGCGGGCCGGACGCAGTCGCCGCGCCAGGCCTTGACGGCGAGGTCGCCAGCCTCGAGATCGACAAACAGCGTCGAGGCCTCGGGCAAGGTACGGAGTTGGCTGGTCTTGCCGATACCGCTCTTGCCGAGCAGGGCCAGCTTGGCTCCACTTTTCTCCGCGAACCGTTCGTCAGCAGTGATGATGCGAAGTGGCTTGTTCATCACGCCGCCCCCCGCAGTACGTCACGCAGGGATTGCAACTTCAGCCCTGTCTGGCTCTCGATAACGGCAAGTGCGTTGAGCATGCTGTCCGTCTCGCCAAGCCCCGTCAGACGTCCAAGCTCTGTATGTGAATCCAGAATCCGCTTGGCGCGGTGCGTGATTTCCGGCGTGGGAGCAATACCCAATCGCTCACCGATATCCCTCATCAGTCCGGCGACATAGGCATGTGCGGCCTGTTGCTCAACCACATAGTCGTCAGGAGCAATCAAAGCCAAATGCTGTGCGGCCACTGCTTCGCAAACTCTCTCGTGAGGATCGGACAGAATCTCCTTTGCGGTAACCGAATTGAGCCAACGCAGTGCATTGCGTTCGACTGCCCTGAAATTGAAGTGTGGACGCGTGACGCTGCAAAATTGAATCTCGACGCCATAGCGAGACATTTCAGTTTGATGCGCAAGCAGGCGTTGATGCAGCTTCGTCGAGCACCCGAGTTTTCTGGTGTCGTTCGACAGGCTGAGGACATATACAAAACCCAAGCCATCAGCTTCCGGCAATGCACTGGCATATTCGATAACGTCGGTCGCACCGCCGTGGAGCAGCCATGTATTGTGAGTAGTCATGTTCATGCCTCCTGACCCAAAGACAGATCGAAGACGGCCTTGCCGGCCTCGACCGTGCGGGCATCGGCGAACTGCTGCTGCAGCGCCGGTGGCCAGTTGGTGTAGCGGGACTCGGGCACCGCGAGCTTCACGTCCAGATAGCTCTCGACGGCCTCACCAGAAGCGACGATGCGCTCGGCGATGGCCTTCAGCTTTTTTTGGTCCCAGGACACCTTCTTGGGCAACTCGAACTTGATGCGCAGCGGGCCATCACTGATGTGAGCAGTGCCGAAGTCGCGTCCGGATTCACGCAGTGCGGCGCGAGCCTGTTCGCCATAGCACTGATCCAGCGCCGCATCGAACTTGGCACGGGCCTTCTTCAGCCAGTCGAGCGCCTCGTCGAGGTTTTTGTCGACTTCACGCTTCTGCTCGGGCAGCAACGCAGCCAGTTGACTCACGGACATCTCAGCGATGTCGGCGGGGAAGATGGTCAGATCGTTCATGGCCACTCCCTCACTGGTACGCCCGAACCGAAGTCGAACAACGCGAGACGCGTCGTTCGAAGGCTTCGATGTCGGCAAGGGCGTAGGAGACCCTCGCCCCGAGTTTCATGAACGGGCAACCAAGCGCTTCCTGACGCCAACGACGCAGGGTCTTGACCGAGACTCTCCAGCGCTCTGCGAGCTCGTACTCGTTGAGCGCCAGACGCTTCACGCCGGCCGTGGGATCCGAGCGGCCAATCCGCCCGGTTGTTGCTGAAGGGTGTTGCGTTTGCATTTCGATGTGCCTCCTATTCAAAAAGGGCACATCGCAGTTTCCGCACGGATTTATGGGGGGTGTGCGGGGACGCTTATGGGAGATTTATGGGATTCGCCGCAGACGGTATTTCCCGTGCTCGACCAGTTCGAAAACGTCCTCTCGCTCCAGTTTTCCGTCACGGAACGCATCGTCGAAAGATTGATATGAGGAGTGTGCGGCGATCTTGGTCTCTGCCCATGTCACGACCGGTGGCGGATAACCATCCGTTCCCCAGGATGCCTTGACGATCCTTGCCCGCGCAGGTGACAGGCGAAAGGCTGTCTCGAAATGTGGGAGTTTCAGGTCGTCGCCATCCAGATATTGCGTTCGTTCATCGGATGCGCTTGACGGTGTCAGACTGCGTAGCACCCTGACGAAAGCTGCCGAATCGAATCGATCCTCACCTTCCTGCGTTCCAATGAAATCCGAAAACGCCCGCACCTCATGGGCACCAGGCAGCGGAAGGTCTGGCCGCTCGCGCGTCAATACGACGCCACGTCGCCCCCAAGCCGGGTCGGCGAGAACCGACGTGAGTGCTTCGGGCGAGGCGAAATGCACCCGCCTGGCGATAAACACCGGCGCAGGTTCGGTGGTCTTGCAGACACGAAAATCACCAAGGTGCCAGAGGTGGCCAGGGATGCGGGTCTGGTCTGTTGGGCAGGGCTCTTCCAGTCCGATCCATTTACCCAGATCGTGCAACCACGCATCGACGCGAAAGTCATGCAGCGCAATTTCCGAAAGCGGCCTCGACAGGATGCGCGAACGCCACTGAGGACTGCGGTAACGGTACACCCCGGCATCCTCGTCGATCTCGACTTCGACCTCGATCTCACCGTCCAGAAATGAAACCATCTGGCGCGTGAGGTAGGCATGGGCCGGGCGTAGCCAGCGACGCTCCACAAAATCATCTCCGCACCTCCCCATCCGGAAGGCACAGACTGGTTTTGTCAGATCGCCGGCTTGCTCCAGTGCAGCCAGAAATGCGATGTGGGCGGCTCCCACGCTGGACATCAGAACTTGACCACCATGCCGAGTTTCTCCAACTGGGCCATGACCAGCTTGCGGTCATCCTCGGTCTTGCTGCGATCATTGAAGCCGTTGGGCGCGGTGACCTGGACGGCCACGTTGTGAGCCTTGCGATGACGCTGCTTGGCCATGCGCATCACCAGCTTGGCTTGGACCGGCACGTAGACGGACAGGTCAGGGTTCCGATAGTCCTGGCGAGCCACCTCGTAAATGTCTCGATCATCGCGGCGATCGGGCTGGATGGTCATCGTGCTTTTCAGTTCCTGGACGATCTCCCGATCCCCCGCCTCATCGAGGGTTTTGCGAAGCGAAGGGCAGGCAACCTTGAGGTGCTGAATATCGATTCGCTCGATACCCTCGATCCGTTCGCTGACGAGCTTGGCCAGAACGGTCGGCGACACGAATGCCGAAAGATCGAATTCCAGCATCGGCATGTCCTCGATCGCGCCGTCGGCCGCGAGCACGACATCGCGAAAGATCGCGGCCAGGTCGCGCCGAATCTCACGATCATCACTGAATACGCTCAGCGCCCCGGTGGCCGGTTCCCGTGAAAACCGGATCGAAAGCGCAGCCAGGTCGTCATGGGAAACCTCCTCCCCATGTTCGACCTTCGGGTAATGGACTTCGGCACCATTGAAAGTCACCGTCATGGTGTCCAGCACCTCCTTCGCGGCATCATCGTCATCGCCCTCTTCGTGCCGGTGCGCATGGCCCAGGTCGCGGCGGCTGAATTGCTCGATGATGACGTCGTCGCGGGGCGCGTTTGGATACAGGAGCAGAATTCTCTCCTTGATGCGCTCCTGCATGGCG